CATGCTGTCCGATTTATGATTCTTTGTTGGTCGCTTGCAATGATGACTCTTGGATACATGGACAAGATCCGCAATGATGGAGCGTTTTTAGCCGGCTTGACCAGTGGGGTTTTAGGCAGCTACGGTATCTCTGTTAACAAAAAGAAACCTGCTAATGCTGCTAAATTAGAAAGCAAAGACCCTAACGTAAAAGTCAAATGAAAAAATTATTAACACTACTGTTATTGTTTAGTCCTTCTGTAGCACTAGCAGACATCAATCATTCTATTCAAAATGTTGTTTCGGTTAGTACTTTGGGCGCAAGTTCAACAAGTAATCGAGTTGGTACTACGTTTTCTGCATCGGGTACAAATGTCACTCCAACAGCAGGTGATACCGCAAATGCTATTGGTACTTTAGATTTAACAGATTCAGCAATAACTAATGGCGTTCCAACAATAGATAACACAACTACTTACGCTGTGACCACCGCAGGGGATGCATGGTCTGTGTCAGAAAGCTTTATTCAAGGTGATTCTATACCTACAAGTTTTTTAGCTACTACGGTAACTAATGGTGTAGTTCCAGCGTTACCAATATTTGGAGATACAACAACTGTTAGTGGTGGTGATATAGGTACAACAGCTATGACTATGGACAGTGGTGGAGCAATGACCGTTAACCTATCTGCTACAGGGCCGGGTGTAACAGCACAAATGTCTAGCACAATTAAGTTAGAAATTGATTAATGAGATGGCTGGTACTATTTTTATTAGGAGTACCTAGTGCTTATGCTGGAGGAATTACGCCTTCATTCCAAACAGGCCAAATGGAATCTTCGAGTTCGAGTAAGACTATTATCGTGGAGACAATTGTTACTGAAAATTATCGTACTGGGTATAGCTATTCGCTCCAAGGCCACAACATACAAGTTAAAGACGGCACAGTTATATCACCAGATGCTACATATACAAACACCCAAACAGTTAATGGAGTTTCATTTAAATGGGTAACTCCAGATTTACCAACCAAGCCCCAATGGGAGATTGTGAATCCACAAGAATCATTCTCCATAACGGAAAATTTCCTTGCGCCCGGATTGGATGCAACCAGCACTATCCAGCGCACTATAAATACAGAAAGTCAAAGCACTTCCTTAAGTATCTTCTCCCAATAATTTTTTTAATATCGCCCAAAACCCTTGCTAATACTGTAAGTAGCCCTAGTGCATCCAGTTCCGGAACGGTTATAAACAATGGATACCAAACAATTAATGGAGGATTTCCAACAATGAATTTTGGAGGTAATGTGCAATGCCAACAGCCAACACTTGCCTTTACACCGTTTGTAACTAAAGGAGAAAATTATAGTTCGCCTACTATAAATTCTACAAAGACAAACATTTATGATTTATCAGAAGATGCAGAAGGTAACTTATTAAATCCCGGAAAAATTTTATATCAAAGTGAACAGCCAAGAATAGATCAATCAACTCATAATTTTAATTATGGTTTTACTATTAGTTTACAAATACCATTAGGACAAGGTTCTGACCTTTGCGCTCAAGCTGCTGAAAATCAAATTAAAGGACAAGAATTTGCATTAACAAAAGCTAAACTAGAAGCAAATTTGGCTCGTATGAAAATATGTGCCGAGCAATTTAAACTTGGAGTAAAACTGATAAACGAAGATGCAGTTGCCTGTAAGAATGTTGTGCTAACGACTATACCTAATCAAGTTGTGCCACATACACACGAAATAAAAACTAAGTAGGTTTATCCTTTTTTTTTGTAAGTTTTTTAATTAAATTTTTAACTAAAGGTTTAACAGCATTTAAAATGAGAGGAGTAGTTGCAGCCACAGTAGCAATAGCAGCAGTAGAGACAACCACGCTAGGCGTAGGTAAGTACTGGTCGATGAACGGTACGTCTTCATAAAGCGTAATGCATTCATTGTTCTCATTTCTAACATAATCTTTTATTCGTTCTAATCTTTTTTCGTTAACAAAACTTCCTATTCTTAACGCCTTTTCTGGGGGGCAGGGTTCGTATTCTACTTTTTTTTCTTCCTTTGGTTTTGGTTGTACTACGTTTGTGTCCTCTGTGGGCGTAGAAGCAGTGTTAATTGGTGCTGGTGTTGTATCTATTACTTGTGCAGGGTCGTATCTCATAGGCGTATACGATGGCATTTCACCATGCGGACATACTGTGTATGTTCCACGTTTATCCGATAGCAATAAAGATGGATTGCGTGTTGTTTCTAGATCTCTGTGATATAAGTAACATCCCGGCAGCTTGCCTTCTAGTTTTGGCTTACTAAAATAAGGTGTATCTGGGATATCAATTGTTGGAAGAGTTATCTCAGGTATCTTTATTTCAGACACTAAGGTATAAGTGTAGGTTTAGATGGTACTGGTAAAGATGGCCCTGTCATTTCTGGCATTGCATCACCAAGAACATTACCCATTAATGGTTTTACTTCATCAAGTACTTTATCCATAATTTTTTTTTGAAACTGAGGTGATTGAACATATTTGTATGTAAAAAAACCACCGCCTAAAATGCCTAACATAAGGATTCCAGTTACGATGGTAATAATGTCTAAAGCTTTTCTGAACATGATAAAAGAACAAATAGCACGAGCTACAGCACTTATGTCAGTAGTCGTATTGCTACTTATTGTAGCTATCTCTCCTCTTTACGTCACCATGTCGTTAATGACACGCCAATTACAAGAAAAGATTAAGTAGCTTGCTTTGGTGCAGGTGCTTTATCTGGCACTACAACATCTGCTTTTCTATCATCTAGAATTGCTTGGATTTGTGTAAACCTAGTTTTCATTTGGTTTACAATCTCTTGTGCTTCATTATGTTTTTGCACTACTTGTGCAAGTTCTTCTTGAAGTTGTTGGTCTGTTGGTCTGGTCATTACTCAGATGATTTATCTGCTATTAGTTTAGCCTTCCACGCAGCTTTTACGTCAGAAGTCCACACAGCGTTACAAATTGCTGACACTTCTGCTGGCTGTCCCGATAAATCAGTATCAACTAAATTATCAGAAGCATCTAATGCTCCACAATGTAATACATATCTTTCAAAAGATCTTGTAAGTTCAACACCATCTTTTTTGATGACAGTTGCTTTGCGGACTTGCACCGCTTTGTATTGACCGACAACTTCTATTTTGTCGTATTCGATTGATTCGGCTAGTGCCATTAGGATTAATCTCCGATTAAAACAGGTTTAGGCTTAGTTTATAGACATAGCTTCGGTCTATATA